CCGGTTCTGTCTTTCCGGACACGATCCATCATCTTATAAAGCTGCTCTGCGCCGGCATCGGAATTACCGTTCCCAAGATGAGATACAACGTCTGCTGGAATCACGAATTCTCCGTGGGACAAAGCCGCAGGTTGAACACCGTCGATAGATGATGGGATTTTATCTGCCATTCCATCTGTTTCGCCACGCAAATATCGGCCTTTTGCAGCGTACATGATGCCGCCTTGTGCTGCGGGAATCGGGGCGGCTTGCGTAGTTGGCGCGGGGGATTGCCTATTTAAGAAATCCTGCAAGATTCCGGTGGCGGTGACAGGTTCCATCGGTTTTGCGGGATTTGATTTGTTTTCGGGCAATGTATTGGGCGCTACAGCGGCAGCGGGGGCCTTTGGAATAGCACTCTCCATCTGCTTCGCCGTCTCTTGCGCAGCGGTGCGAGTGGTTGCTGCTTCACCGGGAGCAACATATTGTTGCGGGGTAAAGAACTGCCTGCCCATTACCGCCTGACCGGAGTACGGGACGTAATCAGGTTGTTTAATTCTTTCCCGAACTGATGTAAGCGTGGGGATGGTGCCTTTGTACCCAGCAGCTTGAGGCTGATTTCCACCGCCTAGTAAGCCGTATAGCGCAGTACCTGCGGCAGCAAGTCCGGCGGGGGTGGATAAGGCTTTTTTGGCGGCCTCTAAAAACCCGGCTTTCTTGGCCGCTGGAACTTGCACTCCAGCGGCGGTATATGCCTCGCCTAATGCACGATCCAATTCTTCGGGACTAACCGCATTTAAATCTGGGACGCGGCCATAAAGTTCTCCAAATAACGCATCGATTTCTTCTGGTGTAGCGGCATTAAAATCCGGGATATTTCCGTAAGCATAACCAAGCCATTCATCGATTCCACCGCCTGGAGAGTCTTGCATCCCCCAGCCAGATAAGTCCCCGACGGAAAAGCCAACGTCGTCATAATCATCCATGTTTATTCCTCATCATAGAAGTCCGAGGAGAACTGCCGAACGTCAAAGGGCTTGTACCCCGGGATATTTGCATAGAATGCTTCAAACTTAGGCGACATCATGGCAGCCTGTTGTTGTGCCGCTTGCGCCTGCTGGGCCTTTTGCTGTGCGGTCAACTGAGATTGTAGACCGCCAATCTGCGTTCCGAAACCTTTTTGCAACCCAGCGATAAGATTCGCCCACAATTCAGGTTGCTTGGCTAGAGCTTGTTCAATCCCAGTTACCTGTGTGCCGAGCCCGGTGACTTTAGTCCCCAGCCCGCTAACTTGTTCGCCAACTGACTTGCCAAGCTCTGATAGTCCGGTTTTAACGCCAGAAACTTCAGTGCCTAACCCCGTAACTTGTTCGCCCAGCCCGGTTACTTGTTTGGCATATTCAAGTTCAGACGCTTCAATTTGTTTTTGAAGTTGCTGCTGGTTTAACTCAAGCTGATCTAACAGGTCTTGAGATGAAATGCCAAGCTGCTCTGCGACGTTATCAATAGCCGCCTGGAGAGCCTCATCGCGGGTAGCGCCATAAGCCTCAAACTCATTCATCCGGTCGGTAATATCGCCAACCGCAGTAGAGAGTTTGGTTTCGTATTCTTTGCCTAATGTGCCAATCTGCTGACCCAGGCGCTCTTCTACCCCGCCAATCTGAGTCTGTAATTGTTGTTCTGTTGTGCCTAGCTTCTGCAACAAACCTTCTTCGGTATCACCAAGCTCATCAGCGAGTTCAGTAATAGATTGTTTAATTGCATCGTCACGGCTTAAACCAGCCCGCTCAAACGCTCCGATACGATCCGTTAGGTTGGTTTGTAGCGTGCCTAACCGTTGAGCAAATGCTTGTTCTGACTCAGTAATTCGTGCGTCTAACGTAGATTCCGTCTCACCGAGTTCAGCCAAGAGGCTGTCTTTTGTGAGCCCCAGTTCACCCGCCACGGAATCAATTGCTGCGGACAAAGCCTCATCGCGGGTAGCGCCGTACGCTTCAAACTCATTAATCCTGTCAGTAATGCTTCCTACTGCGGTAGATAGGCGAGCTTGATAATCTTCCCCGACCCCGGCGATCTTTTCACCTAACCGAGTTTCAACACCACTGATTTCGGACTTAAGCTGACTCTCAGTCGTGCCGAGGCGCGATAGCAAGCCTTCTTCGGTTTCTCCTAGCTCATCGGCCAGCTCCGCAAGAGATGCGCGGGTAGCCTGATCACGGGATAAACCGGCGTTTTCAAACGCCTGAATCCGCTCCATAAGATCAGACTTAAGCGCGCCAACTTGTTCACCGAACTTAGTTGTAACGCCCTCTAATCCCGCCGCAATTTGTCCCTTCAGAGCAGATTCAGTGGTACCAAGTTGCTCTAAGAAATCTTCTCGGGTAGTTCCGAGTTCATCTGAAAGCTCAGCAACGGCAGAAGAGATGGCCTCATCCCGTGCAAAGCCAGCATTTTCTAAGGTCTTGATTCGATCTAATAGATCCGTTCTAAGACCACCCACCTGTTCTTGAAACTTGGTAGTAACACCAGCCAATCCTGACTCAAGCTGACTCTTTAGTGCAGACTCGGTGGTACCCAACTTTTCTAATAAACCAGCCTCTGTATCACCTAGCTCATCTGCCAGTTCTGCGATTGAGTTTTTGATAGCGGTTTCACGAGATACGCCAGCATTTTCAAACGCATTAATTCTGGAAACAAGATCGGTTTGTAAAGTGTTCAGCTTAGACGTAAACGCCGTTTCAGACTCTGCAACACGATCCGCTAGAGAGCTTTGAGTTTCACCAAGCCGATCTAAAAACTCTTGACGCGTCTGGCCCAGTGTTTCAGCCATGTCATCAATTGCGGCAGACATGGCTTCATCCCTCGTTGCACCATAGGACTCGTATTCGTTTACCTTATCGGTGATGTCTTTAATTGCAGTATTTAATTGATTGGTGTAGGTGGAACCAATATCCGCAAATCCACGTTGGATATCTTCTAAATCTTGCGGAGTGGCAAAATCCATGTCTTCTAATAATGCGCGCAGCGTGTCGCTGTAATCGTATTCGTCCACGTTGCCCTCGTCTAATACAGGCGGCTGTACGGAGCCAGGAGGCCGGGTTATATCGTCCTCAATGTCTAAATCAGGCTCCGTAATAGATGGTTTGCCCGGCAAGCTTGGGCCGCTAGAAAAATCTTTTAATAATTCGTCGGGGATTTCAATGTCATCTTCTGGCTCTAACTCCCCAAAAAAATCATCTAGAGTCGATGGGCCGCGAAAATCTTTTAGGAACCCTTCGTTATCTAGCCCGAATTCGTCTGACGGCCCAAAGTCCGGTGCCACAGCGTCCGACGCTAACGTGCCAAACTCTTTGAAAAACGCATCGTTATCTGCCGCTACTTGCGTTTCAGTTTCAGCTTTCTTGACTGGCGCGGCTCGTTCTTTTTGAATGTCTGCCCGGACTTCTCTTGAAACAGCATCAATGACTGTTTTAAAGATATCGTCACTTGTTAAAGGTTTGCCCGCTAGTTCCCTGCCTAATGCGGTGGTGACAATAGACTGCTGCCCGGGCGATAGATCGGTAAATTTCTTACCGTCTATATCTATCTTAGAAAGCCCAAGCGTAGTGGCTCCGCTTAACGCCGCAGCTTGAAACTTGTCGGACAAATCTCCCGGAGCATCTAATGCGCTTTGTACAGAGGCCACAACAGCGGCACGCGTTTTGGGATCGGTGATCTCATTAAACCCGGGCAGGTTTTGAGTAACAACATCAAACATCCCTCCGGCAGTTGCACCCAATACGGCGTTTTGAATCTGATCTGAGTCACCGCCCAGCGCAGCAGTTCTAAGAGCGGCTGCACTTACATTCTCAACTAACTTTTTACCAGCGGGAGATTCAAATATCTGATTGGCAGCATCACCAATCTCACCGGCGATTTGCGGAACAAAGTAAGAAGTGGCAGCAGCAATCGCGCCTTTCTTAACATCTCCACCGCTAGCTATGGTCGTAAGAACCCCGGTTCCAATAGCTCCCGCAACAGCAGAACTAACCGTAACGCCAAGCGCTCCAGTAATGGTGCTACCAATAGCAACACCCAATCCCGGCACCATCATCGATGCTATTGCTAACACCGGGCCAATAGACTCTTTACTAATAAACGAACTAGATGGCCCCGGTGTTGTGTAAAACATCGGAATGCCATCTACCATCGAAACATTTAAACCGGTGTTATTACCTGCAAACGTTCCGCCAATGGTATATCGCGCATTCGGATTGTCTGGAGAGATAGATGTATTGGCATAGGCGTAGCCAACATCGTGACCTTGCTTTAATTGCTCACCGGTGCGCTTGTTATAAAGCATCTTAACCGGCTCGCCAACATTCCCGAATGGAAGCAAAACAGGAGTGGAGCCACCCTCTCCGTCACCATAGTTGGTATACCAATATTTTTTCCCGTTGTAATCAACAACAGAATTAGCGCTCTGACCTTTCCAGCCGCCTGACCTGTACCAAGTTTGAAAGTCTTGCGCAGCTTTGTTGGGGTCGGCAGACGTATCAATGTCATAGGCTTTGTCAGTCTTTTCACCAATCTCATTTATGTCTCGAATACCACTTAATACAAGACGGCTTGCCATGTATTGAGTTGCGGCATCAATCCCGCCAATAGCGCCAAGATCACCCTTGTAATATTTCTCAGTGCCAAGGTTTTTGCGTTGATTAGCAATTTGCTTAGCGAGCTTGTCGGTGTAATAGTCCTGCCCGAGTTCTGCGCCTAAATCTAAATTTTGACTTCTTGCATTTTGTGCAAGAGTAACAAGTTGATCCTCGCTTAATCCAGAGTTTGCATACTTAGAAAACAACTTCCTGAACCCAAGCAATTCTTCTTGCGAAGGCTTTGTATCCGCGAAATATGCTTGCTCTAATTTGGGCATTAAAGACATGTCAATTTCCCGTCAGGTCAAACAACTCTATTGCACCTACTGCATCGCCTGTTGGCGAAGCAGAAAAAGTACGAATAGCAAGTGTCAATAACCCGCCGTTTAGATCGTATGCCCAGTTATACCCCGTGGGGTCTGCGATTGCGAACTTGCCGCTGCTACCAGACGCATCGGTGTAATCCGTTTGAATAATCGTCCCGCCTGTTACAGCAGTGGCGGAAATGTCATACCGAATATTCCCAATCGCAATAACGGTTGACGGAGAACCGACAGTTCCGCTAGAGCTTAATTCGTATGTCCCCGCGCCGCCGGTGGTGCCTGATAGTTGCTTCTTAATATAAGCATCACCAAACCCTGAGACAAAGATCTGCTGTCCGGTTGCGAACGCTCCGGATGTCATAGCAGAAATAGTCAAGGTAGTCCCTGAGATCGTCCCAGTTCCTTCAGCGTTGTTTAAATTAACCCACGACGCCCCAGTGAGAGTCCCGCCTTGAATTAGCGCAATCTCATAACTTTGGTTTGCAAGAGGAAACACCTGAACCCTTGCCGGGAGGACAACAGAACCCGTCAGATTTACGCCTGTAGTGGTTCCATCTTCTAGGGCCACTGAAACTAGCGGAACGAAGGTTGTAGAGATACCGGTTAAAGCTGTAGGCCGTCTTGCTATGTATCCTCTGGAATACTGTTCATACCCGCCTTCGGATATAACAGTAGAGCAGATTTGTTTCATGGTGGCGTTTTGGGCCACGGTAGAAGCTTCAATAACATATGTGATCGGCAGAATTGCCGTGGTCATATATGTCGTACTAATAATGTTTGCATTATTAAACGTGTGGCAGACAATGTATTGCCCGTTAATAATGAATCCACACCTGACTGAACCTACGCCTAGCCACTCAAAGTCCATCCACAGAATCTGAGCTTTAGTAACGTCTAGCGTTAAGCCGCTAGCTCCGGTTCCGTTTAATGGATCTCCGTTCCAGTCTGCCTGATTGACAGTAGTATTAACTACACTACCGGTTCCATAGCTTCTCAGAACAAACTGAACGCTTGTTGCGTTGACCTGAAAGAACACGCCATTCTGGGAGTTAAAGTACCCTACCTGTTGGAGTAGCCCGGTAGCAGGCGTGCTCATTGCAAATGTAGCAAGCACCAATAGCCCTTTGCCGGGCTGGTAGGGGAACTTTCTATAGGTCTGTCTAGTAACAGAACCCACCCCGCTAGATGAGATGGTGAGGTCTAGTACAGACTGGTTATTCTGAAATACGGTATTCCCGGTTCCGGTGATGGTGGTGGAATACTGAGTATCGGCTGCGTATCGGTTTTGACTATCAAACAGCGTATAGGGTTGGCTAGCTCTTACCCGGCCAAATGCGTCTACGTTTGTACCGCCTATTGAGACTGGGATAGTGCCCGTTCCAGAAGTCATAAGCTGCCCCAGAAGGCTGGTTAAACGGTTAAAGTACAGCCTAAGAATATTGTTTAACTGATTCTGATACGCCTGAGAGTATTCAGGAACGGCGTTTGGTAACGCTGGAGGCTGTACTTTTACCAGTTCATAATCAGTTGTAACAAGCACATTAGCCCCCGGATACGCCTGAGCCAGACGCTTTTCCGTCGTGTTGCAAGTCTAGCCTCATAGCGCCCAGTTGCCAGTTTACTCCGAGCCCGGTGGATTCAAACTTCATTGCAAGCTGACGGGCGCGAAGTCTTATGTATACCTGCCCAGTAAACTCTTCTACCGGGACCGTAGCTGTTCTAGTGACAGTTGCTGCATTATCCCCGCCTTCTGACGCTGGCGAGCTATAACCTGACCCCGAGTTCTTGAGCGGGTAAAGAGTCAACACACCAGACGGAGAACCCGCAGATGACCCCCGGAAGGTAAGATCAGGCAACACCCGGCGGATAAAGACAAACCTGTCTCCATCGTCTACGTCAAACTCGGCAGACGTAATAGATGCAGTGATAGCAACTGCTGTCCCGGTAATGTTGCTATCAACACCTTTTTCGTGGTCTACGATGTTATTAGAGTACGTAGCAGCAATAGGGTAGTTCCGTAAACCAGAATCTGCCCATGCAGTTCTATCCATCGTCCCGTAGTACCAGATGTCTTCTAAGTAGTTATAAATGACATACCGGTCAATAGTAGAAGACTCGGCGGAACAATAGAACCACCAGATTTCATTGAACCCTTCATTAGTCCCTGCGAATACCTGATCGTACTGAGCGGTGTTGATATCGCTAAAGATGTACTGTCTTAGGTCGCACCGGAGTGTCTGTACCCGGCCATCGTACTTGTAGAACTTATCTTTCCCCATCCAGAAAGCCACGCCTGCCGCATAGGCTGCGCAGTTCTGACTGACGATAGAAGTGTTCTCGCCAATTAACTGAGCGCCCCAGACGGTAGGCGGACCTTGGTACTGGAGAGAATAAACAGCAGCATCTGTCCAGACAATCATCTCCTGCCGGCCTTGTAGGGCGGTGATGATTTCTGACCCCCGGGAGAGGGTAAGACTGCCAGCTTGATTAGTTGCTCTAGGCGTCCAGTCGGTCAGGTTTTCCTGATCGCACCAGCGAATCAGCATAGGGGAGATTAGCAACGGACTCGGGCCGGGAAGCGATCCACCCGTGACACTATAATCATTTACGCCAAAAGCAAAGACAAACCTATAGACATCTGATACAGCAACATAGTTAACGGCTTCTGGCGAGTTGGATACGGTTACTGAATCTGCCACGAAATCAGCGGCAATATCAATTTGAGCGGTACTACCTGCGCTTAACGAAATAGCCGACCCAGTAAAATCAGGGTTGTTCCAAATAAAAAATGTTGTGTTAGAGCTGCTGGATGTTTTTTGCAAATAGTACGTTGTGCCTGCTACCAAAGGCGAAGCCAGCCCCACTCCGGGCAAGAATTTAACTGGCAGAGGATTTGATTGGTTTGTATTGCCAAAGTAAGGATTAGCAGTTGTTATAAACCCGGGGGAAGCAGGTGGCCCCACAGAAGAATTTGTAAACGTAACAGTATTATTAGGAATTAAAAATGTGTACTTGTAATTCCATACACACATTCTTCCGCCGCGTTTGACAAATACTAAATCAGAGCCAAAGTTAGACTGACTAGAGTATTCACTCCAATTAGGCTGAGAATAAGTAGAAAACGTTACACCGGGATTGACAGCGTTATTTGTATTACCAGCGTCTGCCACAACACCATAATCAAACTTAAATGTGCCAGTAGAACTAATAACTTCAGTAATAATAAACTTGCGGTTGTTTAAATCATTAACATTACCGCCGCACGTGTTTGCCCCGGTAAACTGAACCCAAGCGCCAACCCACGGCGTAGCCGGGTTTTGATTGGGGAAGCTGCCGACCACCGTCACATATTGTGAACCCGGCGTGGCAGTAATAGAAGTTACGCCTAAAAATACACTACTGTAGGCATCGATATCTGCGTATGCACCGTTATACGATACATACGGTCTAAGCGACGTTAATACTCCCAGCACCGTCTCACCTGTCTGGACAGCCCAGACAAACAAAGACCTGCATAAGCCTAAAAACGTATTAGCAGAGATACGCTCCCACCCGCCGATCTTCTCAGGCGTGCCCTGGCGGAAACGCACTTTATCCGACGAATACCAACCACCTTCCGTGGTATATCGTGTGTTTTCACGGTTTACACCGGGCTTCATCAGGAACTTTTTAAGCATAGTTATGCCTGCGTCAGAGAGTCTGCTAGGTCTGCAACTTCATTAACCCGGCGCTCCCAGCCTTTGCCGTAAGTGGCCCAGCCTGTTAAACCTTTCATGAAGTTTAACCGTGCTTCACTATAGTCATCAATTAGTTTATCTAGGTTTGCGTTGGACACTGCTGCCAGCGTTGCTGGGCCAATTACCCCGTCCGACTTGGCTCCCACGCACTCTTGAAGTATGCGCACTGCTCTTGCTGGCCCGGAATTAACACAGGTATCAAAAACTATGTAGTCGATCCCGCCGGGAAGGTCATCCGCTCGGATGATGTCCCAATACTTCTTTTTATAAAACGGCTCCACTATTTCAGGTGTTAGAGCCTTCATCTCATCGTGCGTAACCTGCCTGCCAAGATATTCTTCCCAGGCTTTTTGAGTAACACCAAGATTGGTACAGCCTAGCCTGCCGTCCGGCAAAAAATTACCCGGATCACGCCGATCATCCGTAAATCCGCCTTCTGATTTAAGAAGATGCTCAAACGCTATGTGCCAAGTGGATTTCATTTCTTCATCCCTGCCAAGACTTCAGTCTTCTCTTTGCTGCTTGCACTCGACCCGAGAAAGAAGTTCAAGATCGTAGCCACTACAGTCCCAAGCAAGAACCCGAGGATAGTGTCTGCGAACCGAACATTGAGATCGGGGATAACGGTAAACGTTATGAGGAAGATGTACAGCACCGCAGTAACCGACCAGAACATCGCCAAGTACATCACGAACCGTTTAGAGAACAAGTCAGCTTGGTTTAACGCAGCAACCTGCATCGCTCTTGCGTCAGCCGTATTTTTATTCGCCTGCTCGACCATAAACTCTTCGTGCTGCATCGCACGATCACGGAGAGCCTTGATGTCATCCTGAGTCATATCCGGCTTTAATTCCACTCCGACCTTCTCTTGGACGTAATCCAGTCCTTTGTCCAAGACCGCCTGCGCCACCTTGGGCAGGTTGTTCTGGAGCAGGGTGGAAATAATGCCAGTCACAATCGGGATCATCTAGCCACCTCCGCAAGAGCTAAGAGCATAACGGCAACCAACAGGATGATGATGCCGAAGATGTAGTTCATTTCACCGCCGTCACTTGGTCGTCACCTTTCGTGACCGTTACCCGGCCTTCAGTGACATCGACCTTCATTGGCTGTTCGGCTCGGTCAAGCTTATCTAGCTTGTCTATCAACTGCCGCATGACCTCGAACTCAGGTTTATCCTGCTTCGGGGCAGCGCCGGCGATACCGGAGATCATTGCTATCAACGCAGTCAGGGCAGAAGAGACAAGACCGATTACTGCGGCGATCTTGGCCTCTTCTAGAACGATGCTGGCCCCGACGCCAACAATGATGATTAGCGTGATGTAGATAAGCCCATGCCGCCCAATAGCCTTACCAGCTACGTCTTTAGCAGAAGACTCCGCTTCTAGCCTCTGTAGCTCGGCTTGCGCCTGAGCCTTAAGCATTTTGATCTCGTTCATTCCGGCCACCGATCTACCATGAACTTAATGATGTGGAAGAGAATGATCCCGCCTGTACCGATCACAACCGCGATGAACATGGCGTCAGAACTGTTCTTGATGAACTTTTTCCTGCGTCTCATCTGCTCGTACACCATCTTCTCTCGCTGCTCTTTAATCCGCCGCCGCATCTGGACAAACTCGACATACCCCTCGCGGCCCAGATGCTGAAGCTCTCCATAATGGAACCAATGATAGAGAGTCTTCTCCATCTCTTTGATCTTTACCTGCGCCGCGTAAGCATCAAACGCTTCCTCGGTAGCACTCTTAGTAAAGACCAACTTCTTAAACAACGGAGGCTTCTTGTTGGCCTCTATGTTGATCCACTCTTGTAGATCGCTGACTGCACTTGCCCATTTACCCAACTGGCCGAAGACATCTTCTGCCTCTCGACCGAGTTCTACAGCCTTCTTTAAGCCGTTAAATACCGCCGTAGCCGTAGCCAAAAGGGTAACTGGATCAAGCACAATTTACCCTACCCAAGGCAGTCCGTTAGCCGTTACTGGGTGCAGTTGCTTCTCGACCTTAGCCGTTAGATTGGCTTCGATCTCAGCCTTTTGATCGCCCAGCGCGTCATACACCCAGCCCAGCACGATTTCTTCCGTCAGGTTGTCGTAGGGAATAAAACCGGGTTCATCCGGGTTGTTGGTGTAGGTAGTCGTGCCACCGTAGAAGGCAGAGGCAGAACCCTGTGCTGCGGTGCAAGACCATGCCACGTTGATAACAAACCCGTCGTTAATGACACGGGTCAGATTTTGAATTGCCCAAGTAATCATGGTTTAGTCCTCGATGAATTCATGAACAGCGTCAAGACCGAAATGGTCGTTGACAAACTTTAGCAGGCGCTCAACATCAATCTTCAGCACCTTGCCGGTAGGGGTGTGCTTGGAACGGAAGATCCATTCGTTTGTCTCTTTGTCGTGCGGTGAGAACAACGTAGCGTTACCTGCTGCATCCATGACATAGGCTTCACCCGCCGAGGAATAGATCGAGATGCCGTTTGTAAGAGTTCCGACAGGGGCTGTGCCATTGAAGATGTTGAGAGCCTTTGTACCAACCGTCGTAGCACGATCTGCTGTGCCGCCGATGCTGACGTTGCCAGCGCTGGTGATGCGGGCGCGTTCTGCGCCACCAGCATAAGCCACCAAATTGTTCCCGTTAGCTGCCAATCGAACTTGAATGTCATTAGTAGTGCCGGAGCCTTTTAGCGTTATTGCAGCCTCAGCATTGGCGCTCTCAAAAAGTCCCACAATAGAGCTTGAATTATCTCTGCTTACGTGGAACTTTCTCGCAGGGATACTCGTCCCAATCCCAACAAACCCGTCACTACCCTGCACGAAGAAAGCATGAGTGTCGGTGTCAGACTCGACGCGGAAGTCGTAGTCGTTGCCGGGATCGTTGAAGACTGCTTCGGACTGCGACAAGCGTAGGCGTTCGGTGCCGCCAAGGGTGTCTAAACCAGAAGAAAACGTCAAAGCACCAGTACTTATGGCACCAATAAACCAGTTCTTTTCGTTTACCCCAGCGCCGCCGCTTACCAAATTTAAACGGGCCTCGCCGGTGCCCGAACGAATAATTCCAACTGCATTTGTTGCGCCGTAGACCTGAAAAGCTGGTTGCCACGAGCTTGGATATGTAGCTGTTGTTGTCCCCGGAGAACTCGTCCCAATACCCACGTTACCGGAGGAGCCTTCCAAGAAAAACGCATGGGTGTTGGTGTCAGACTCGACACGGAAGTCGTAATCACCACCAGACTCATTGAAGACAGTATCCCCAGTAGTTACAGTAAACGTGGCAGCGTTCGACGCCGAAAACTCCCCAGAAGCTGTGGTGTATGTAGCAATACTGGTAACGCTTGCGGCGTCTATGGTTCCGAGGTCTGCCGGGGTTGTAGAAATACCGGAAAAGTAATACCCACCGGGGTAATTAGATGACGTAACCCCTGCAATATACAGCGCAATCCACGTATTACCCGCGTAACTACATGTCACCAACTCGTTCTGCCCGCCGGGGGTAAGCCCTTCGGTAACAAGCGACGCACCTGTGACTGTACCGCTGGAGTTGACAGACACCGCTACTCGATACCGCGCTGTGCGTGTGGCGGCAGACGCAGTACTCCGCATACCATAAAACGTACCATTAACCACACGCCCTGCTGCGGTGCCCGTTACTGCGAGCAAAATAATCCGTGGCTGGTTAGTAAGTACAGTCCCGATAGCCGGTACGGTGTACCCAACCATGTCGAGCGCGCCATCATAAGCCGCCGAACGGTTAATACTACCCGCTACAGACAGCGCGTTAATCGGCGACGAAGTGTTGATGCCCACATAGCTATTCCCAGCATCAACAAACAGCGCATGAGTATTAGTGTCAGACTCGACACGGAAGTCAGCATCAACACCATCTTCGTTAAATACTGCGCCAGTACCAGCAGCGGGTTTGAAGATTGATGCGCCGGAGGAGTCGATGCGGAGGCGTTCGGCTGGATTGGTGCCGTTTGCGCTGGTCAAAAAGGCAAGGTAGTGCGCATTTGTCCCGCTCTCATGCACGCCCTCAATGGCTGCGCATCGGGTTGTGCTGCTGTTTGCGGCAAGCGTGATCCTCGCTCCTTGGCCAACCGTAGGGTTGCTGCCAGAGGTCTGGCTAAACATGCCAACATTGACAATCGTGCCAGCCGCTAGAGGCGCGGATGCATGCATCAAGGCGAGCGGCGAACTCGTCCCAATGCCGAGGTTGCCGGAGGAGTCGATGGTGGCTTTTAGGCTGTTGCCGTTGGTGAAGAAATACAGGTTATTCAGAGAATGGTCGTAGGCAATACGGCCTGCGCGTCTTTCATCTCCACTGGTTCCATCAGCAAACAGGATGTTGCCTGTTGAAGATGCGCCAGAAACAATGGACAAGTTGCTAACTCCTGAACCTGCAACGGCGGCAATTGTTCCACCAAGCACGTTGTAGCTGTCTGGCGAACTCGTCCCAATACCCACGTTGCCAGCAAAATAGTTCGCCGCTGTCCCGCTTGCATAGATGTTCCACTTGTTCGTGCCGCTGGAGACAAGGGAGGTGATGCCGAAGTTATTGGTGCCTTGGGTTTGGTCGGCAATGTAGAGACCGTGAAGATTCGTGATCGTGGAGCCAGCGCCCCGCACCGGATCAAACACACTCATGCCGTGGACGTTTGCAACAGTGAATGAAGCTGCTGCAGTGTTGACCAACGAACGAAAGCCGCTTAATTCATTCGTAGCGCCTGAGGAGGAAATGACATTTGAATATACCCCAATCTGTGTTGTTGCGCCCGTCGTGGTTCCTGACACACGAACTTTTGTGTTGCTTGTTGGAGAAACCCCCACCCCCATATACCCATTCACCTGAACAGTATCGGTGGAAGCGTCGCCTAGAATGGTGTTGTTTGATACGGTCAGTGCATCAATCGTGACATTCGTAGCGCTGTCGTACCAGACCGACCGGTCAGCGGGGTAAGTGACAAAAACATCCTTAACGCCAGCCGAGAAGCTAACCTTTGCCCCGCCGGCGGAAGACGCAAGAACCGTATCCCGGCTGAGCGTAGTACCTGACGCGGTGTAAGTCCCGATACCTACTTCCCACTCATTCCCGCCCTGTAGGTAGATGGTGTAGTAAGTAGTGTTGCCGTTACCGACCGCTGAGAAAGCTTGATACCCCGTTACTGCGCCGGCCAGAGTAAACGTTCCCGTTCCGGCGGTGGTGGAGGTTTCACGTACACGGTCTTTGACAACTAATGGCATGGCTCACCTACATTTGGATGTCAAGCCAAGTCGGGCTAGACGTATTATTTACCGGCGTCCAGTTACTAGAAGCCGTGTTGTTTACCGTTACCCAATTGGCTGATTGAGAATCGTCTACCGGAATCCACAAATAGTTTCCGCTAATGATATCTGCCCCGGTTGCGGTTTCTAAGACAGATACAACAAACGTTGTTAGTGCGGAAACTGAATCCAAGCCAGTTGCAGACTCGGAAATGTCAGACGAATAAAAATACCCACTAGTGGTGGAAAAGGGTACTTCGGAGAAACTCCCCGATGAAAAGGCCATTTAACATGCCTCTATGAGATCGTCTGCGTTATGCTGCATCAAGACTAAAGCTATACGTCACCACCACGGCATCGCCTGATACTACTGAGCGATCTCCGGGGGCCTGAAAATCAGACGCAGAAAACAATACGCCTGATGTTCCACCTTTTGTATTATCGGTAATTAAAAACGCCCCGCCAACAATAACGGTAGCATTCATATTAAACGTTGATCCAGATGAAGTAACTACCGATGGATCAGCCGTGGATGGCGTAGAAAACGTAACAACAGGCCGAGTTGACTGAGAGTAACTTGTAAGCTCCGTCCAGCCCGGATGAAGTGCCGCCGTATCACTTGCCGCCGGCGTGTTAGATGCCGCAGCACCATACAGCCCAATATACCAAGTAGCGGTGTAACCAGAACCCAAGAAATACTTGGCGTTCATATCCTGAAGACCTTGATTAACAACAAGGTTGGGCGTTTTAGATTCCCACTTTAGATTACCAGCGCTGTCATAACACTTTGCAATAAATACGCCACCAGCTTTGAGTCTTTCTTGCATGACGACCTCTTAATTGCTTGATCTAATCAGGGCAGTCGTCGCAGTAGACGCCGGCATCGTGATTGTAAAAGTATTCGTACAAGTCTTGTCTGCCCCGAAGTCAAGTACAGCAATCGAGCGATTAGCCTTGCTGGCGTTATAAATTAATGCGCACCGCACAGTAAACGCGGCAGGATTCCAGATAACATTATTAAAGTTGATCCAAGCAGTAAATCCGCCACTCTCTATAGATGTCCCGGTCAGTATTTCACCGCCGGCAACATATCCTGTCCCAACGACTTCATTAGACGTTGTATAGGCAGTCGTATTTTCATTTAAATCTGCAAGCGACGTATACAGAGCGATCTTAATGGTATCGACGGTAAAGTCGTGGATAGCCTGATAGAGCTCTTTCTTGAACGAAGTGGTTTGCGTTTGAAGGATCATTTAACTTGATTCCTAACCTGACCATCCCGGTACGCATCCATTCTCTGCTTGCCATCACCCAGATTCTTGAGCAGCGTAAGCGACGCATCGTACATGCCACGATACATAGCGATTTGTTCTGCCTCTGCCTTGATGAACCTAGCCCCCTCGACTATCGTGCCATTGAGTAGAGCAGAATCAAAGTTATCGCCCAGCCAAGTGGTTCCAGTAGCGTTTGCCACCGTACTAACAGGAATACTAAAGCTTGACCCTGTTCCGCCAACACTAGACGCGGCAACCGATAAAGTGTTTCCAACCGCATAAAACACTCCCGGATTCTGTAAAGTGACAGACGTTACCGCACCACCTGATACTACGATTCTTGCCGTCGCCCCAGAACCTGACCCGCCGGTCAGCGGCACCCCGAAGTACGTGCCATTCGTATATCCCGAACCAGCAGTAATCGCACCTAGAGTAGTGATGGCACCTTGAACAATTGATTCAGGGTAGTAGTAATAGTGAAGCTCGACGTAATACGCCTGATCCGGCGTCGGCCCCAAGATAAAAGACAGCTCAGTATCAAGGTTGTACTGAGGCCCAAAGATTGCATAGTGCTTGGGCAACCCTGTAG